TTCTATCCTTCTTAGATTCATGATCTCTTATTTTCTGAATCAACTCAGATGTAGGAAAGTCATGACCCATATGTGCATCTGCATCTGGTGCAAACGCAGTAGATCCTATAATACCACCAGCACCAATACCGACAGCACTAACAATAGCAACTACTTTTTCATTAGCACGAACTCTAAGAGTGAGCTCCTTCACATGACCCATCATGTGTTCCACCTTCGCTTCCAATATCGCGATCTTCGTCTCTTGACTGTGTTCCGTCATTTGGCCAAAATTCATCATACTTAAATATGTAGTAGATAACTACACCTACGGATACTAATAATATAGCACACATTATATTAATAGACCAAACTACATCAACCATATACTTCTCCTATTTGAAGACCGTAATCAATCTCAGGTGGAACTATTAATACATAACCAATACCCATATTAAATACTCTCTTCATTTCTTCCTCTGGTATCTCACCAGCAAGCATAATCTTACTAAAGACCTCTGGAAGTTTCCAAGAATTCCAATCAATATGTGCCTTCAATCCTTCGGGCATAATCCTATTAGTATTTTCTTCTAATCCACCACCAGTTATATGTGCCATACCTACGATAGGTATCTCATCTAATAATAGTTCTATTTGTTTTGCATAGATTGTAGTAGGAGTAAGTAACTCAGGCATAGCTTTTCCAATATAACTATGGTTAAAAGTTATCTTATGTCTCCATAGCATATCATTAATTAAACTGTATCCATTACTATGGAGTCCACTACTAGGAAGACCAATTATCTTATCACCTTTTTTAATAAGACTACCATCCAATATCTCATTCTTCTCTACAACACCAGTACAAAATCCTGCAAGATCAATATCTTTTGCAAACCTACCATGTTCAGCAGTCTCTCCACCTATAAGTTCACAACCTGCTAGTTCACATCCCTTGAGTATACCAACCATAAGATCAGCAACTCTATCATCTAATTTTACACAAGAAACATAATCTAAGAAGTATAATGGTTTAGCACCACAAGTAATTACATCATTGACACACATGGCAACTAGATCTATACCAATAGTAGTATAGTCATTACCAATTCTACACATATTAATTTTAGTACCTACACCATCAGTACCAGATACTAAAACAGGCTCCTCGTAACCACGAGGAACCTCAAACATACCACCAAAGCCACCTATAGAAGGTGCTTTCGTTTTTAAGTTTTTGACAAATTCATTTCCAGCATCTATGTCAACACCAGAGTCTTTATAATTCATAATCAATCAGTTATTCCATATTTTGTTAGATCGTACTTAGGCAACCTTAATGGTTCATGTTCCACTTTGGGTGGTTTGCCTATCTTATCCTCAAGATCACCTACTATCTTCTTCTTAGAGATATGATATGGTGTTGGTGCATTCTGTAAACATACTTGTAAACACAAGAGTTCCTCATCATCAAAAGTAAATGTATTACTCAACGTGGATAACTCCTTTCATACCTGCACCAGCATGAGGTTCACATTGAAACTCATAATTACCTGCTTCAGTAAAAGTAACAGGGAATTGTTCTCCACTCATAAATGCTAAGTCAGAATGACTCAACTCATCATGGTCAAGAAATACTACATTATGAGGAGGTAAATCCCCATTAGTAAATGTAACTGTATCACCGACACTAACGGTGACTTCATTTGGTTCAAAGATTAGGTTGCCATTAGCACCCATTTGAATACCTGCGTCAGCAGCATATGCTGTTGATGCAAATACTATTGAGAAGCATAACGCACATACCATTATTGTAAGTCTACTCATCCACCACATAATTTCGTGTTTGTGTTTTATTATTATTGTTGTCATTATTTAGTGACCCATTGGAATACCAGCAGCCATTAAACGAGAGATGTTATCAACCTCTTCGTTATTGCAGTAGTCAACAAAATGAGGATGCTCCTTTAAGTAAGGTACATCCTCTTTTGAGTGTTCTATTGCATCGTATGCACTCATGGCATACTCACAAATTTCATATTTCTTTTGTTGTAAGTCGTGATAACCGACTGTATAATGTCGCTGTTGAGTCAGGGGCATGATCTTTCAATCCCGTACTATGCATATATTTATAGATTTTTAGTAGTAATTAATACTTATTAATGTTTCCATCTGCTAACAAGTAATTCTACAGATCCATTGACATTCCTAGCTTCGCTCTCTATGACATAACCTTCTTCATTAGTCTGTCTTTTTATTTTTTCTATAGCATACTGTTGTGTCAGCTTATCAATAAATCTACTAACAGGTACATCAAGATCCCAAGCATCCAACTCAGCAACTAACTCATACTGTTCACCAGTCCACTTAAATCCTACCTCATCATTCAATGCTACACAAACATTCCATTGCTTATGATCATGTCCTTGTGGATTGATCAATAAAGCATCTTCTTTTGTTTCATGGCCTAAAGTATTCAACGCACTTAATAAGGACTCTTTACACTGTAACTTTGTTTTGATTGTACTGAAATGAGACATTTCTCTGACTATAGAATTCTGGTTTAAATTGTCTTGTTTGTAGAGTCCCTAATTGTTCCTCTATTTCCTTTGTGATATTTAGACATTCTCCTGCTGTGACTCCCTGAACTTCTTCGGTTACAGTACCATCTTGTGCGATGGTAAATTTAATTGTTTCTTTCATGATAATCTTTCCTCTGATCCACCACCAGGAGGACACTCTACATCAGAGTGACAATTTTCTGATCCTCCTACAGAGAATGGATTATATCTAGAGGTTGCAATTCTATACATCTTCTCATGCATAGTAACTACCTCTTCAGCACTTTTTTCATGATCAGGTGTTGATTTATGTCTTGACGCATAGGTATCTGATTCAAACCAGTCTTCTGCGACTTCCTCTTCTGGTCTGGGATTCTCTTCTAGTTCTAACATTTTTTCAGGGGGTGCGTATCTATTACTGCCATTTGCTATTGGCATACTATCATGGGGATGTGGTTCATCATCGAACCATTTACTTGGATCAACTCCTAGATTATTCCTCATTGTTTTTTCTTATTTATTACTTGTGTTACACATACCTTGATCACAGAGTTTATTTAATTTATGAATAAGCTCCTCATACTCATCCCAGATATATTCAGAACCAGTATTCTCCTGAGATAACTTACAAGCAGTTACCAAACGAGCAACATCTCCTTCATTTAATCTCATCTTTATAAACTAATACTACAAATAATTATAACAGTTATGCTGATACTGCGTTATTGTTTATGTCGTGACGCTGATATGCAGCAGGTGTACGTGTAGTATTGTCGTGATTCCTTGCTTGAAATGTGCCAGGTGTTCTAGTGTTATTGCTATAATCCTTAGCAACATAATCACCATTAAAATTCTTATAATTTATTTGAGTCCATCCCTCATTACCTGAGAAATGATTAACTGTAGTACTTGCTGGTTGAGGATCAGATAACGTATTATCGTAATCGCGTCTAGCGTAATCCATATTCTGTGCCATTAGCGTTTACCACCTCCCATTTGTTTTAACATTTTTTGTAACTCTGATGTGCTACCAACAAACATAGCATTGTTAGTAACTTTACTTGGACCTTTCTGTTCTTCATCAAGATCCTTCATCTTCTTATGTAGGTCAGCAAGCTTGTCAGTCATGTCTGCGACTTGCTTCATTGCATTAGTAGCAACTTCAAATGCTCTTGGGTGGCCACTCTCTTGTGCAACCTCCAATGCTCCATTAACCGCTTCTGCACCCTTATCAATCAAAGAATATAATTGACCACGGGTATACTCATAATCCTTTTCACGATCCTCTGAAACATCTTTCAGTTGATCCTTTCTGGTAGTACAACCACCTTCAGGAGTATCTGAAACTTCAATGTTCAGAATATTCTCCATATTTTTCTCTAGTTCATCCATGATTATAAGTAGGTAATACCTTCATTGAATCCAAAATCATCACCTGGATCCACTAATACATCATCAGCAGCATCAATGTTACCATCTAAGTTAATATCAGTCTTAGCCTTAGGAGTATATTGTCTCTCTATAGTTCTTCTATTAACAGCAAGATCACCAAGTGTCTCGTAAACAATAGCTTTCTTAATGATATCAGATGAGCTGTAAGGACCGTAGAAGTATGTCTTACAGGTAAATTGCATTGTATAAGTTATATATCTTCTCTCAAGGTAACTTCCATCCCATGAGTCATCATAGTTTATACCATCTAATACTATTGCTATATCACGTTTCTCATCCATATCTGGAATCATGTTCAATGTAATAGAGAAAGATGGTTGAAAGTATGGTAATATCTGCTCAGTAATTTGTAATGCATCATCCTGTGACTTAGCAATACATCCAAGTTCAAAACCTAAGTTATAAGGTACAGGAACATACTGAGTCTTAACCTCACTTCCATTATCTTGAATAATTGTTTTATATTTTTGAATAGGAGAAGTCTTACGTGATCCATCATATTGAATACTATTCATCTCAAAGTAGAGTCTAGGAAGAGTAATTGACATCTTCCTTGTAATATCTGGAGTCTCTTCAAGACGAGCTAAGAATTTCTCTCTAGGGCCATACGCTAGAGGAACTTTAGACTCCTCAATAACATCGCCAGTACTAGGATCTTTCTTCTTCAAACTAATGTTGTTGAAGAGAGTACCAAAAGCAATAATATTTTTACGAGTTATCTCGTTATAAAAGTGTGATCCTAACATCAAATACTCCCTGTAAAGTTACCAAATTCACCGAAGGGATTACCTTCGCTCCAATCAATTATATTGTCAGCAGCATCTTCAATTGCCCTGTTATCATCATACTCACTATTTGTATCCTGTAGAGTATCAAAGGTTGAAACAACCCAGACTGCACTACTACTGTCTCCAGTGAGTGACTCTCCAGTAGCAAATGTACCTGTACGATTTATAACCTGAATAATCCTAGTAGAATTATCCCAAGACTTAACCTCTGCCTCAGATCCAGATGTAGCACCTGTTACCTTCTCACCTACTGTAAAGTCTCCTGTACCACCTACACCCATTGTAAGAGCAATAGCACTAGAGAATATAGTTTCTAGTTGATCTATCTCAGCAACACCAGTAGATATGTCATCACTACCATACTGATAAAGCTCACAAGTCATAGTATAAAATTGGAGTTTACCAAACTGATAGAATGGTATCTCCTGTTGTACGAATTTTATTTCATACAAATCTTTTGTTAATGGGAAGTATAAAAGATCTCCTTCGTTTGGTCTATTAGTTACTGTCAGAGTAGGATTATTAGCAGCAACTGCTTCATCCCATCTACGACTAGAGACTCTGAATACTACCTCATCTGTTATTCTTACACCAAACTGACTGACAAATTCTGCACCATCTCCAAATCCCTCTACATTCTGTAGAAGCATTTCTACTTGAAACTCATCCTGATACTTATTAAAAACAATATCGTCTAATGTATTATCTTTAAGGATAGTCCTTGGTAGATAATAGATATCAGTACCAAACATCTTAATCTGTTCATCGACAAGATCCTGATACAAGGTCTGCTCACCAGCATCACCTGCGTAATAAGTTGGGAAATAGGGATTAGTAGCCATGTTAACCTATCATATCCATTGGTGGAAGTGCATACTTACTGAGAACTTCACCTTCTATCATCCTTAAATCAGATTGACCA